CTCATCACGCACCGCGAAGAAGGTGCTCATCTATAAAACTCCCGACAATGTCTAAGATCATGGCTTCATCGTCTGCATTAATGCCGAGTTGAGTCCGTGGTGGTAAAACTGACTGCTTAACCTTTCGATACTGCCCACCCACTGCAAAAGTGATGTATTGGCCATTCTTGGGTAGGATTGTTGCGCCGTAATGCAGATGTGGTGCGTACGCAACATCTGTACCCACCTCCACACCACTTGAAAGTACATTGTGTGTGTAGGAATTCATTAGGCGGCCAGTATCACGTAGCGTTTCGCCACCTTGCAGCTTGGCTCTCCATGAAATCTTCCACGGGTTACCATCCACACCAGTACCGGTTAAAAACCGATGCTGAATACTATTCACCAACCCAGCACCAATCTCATCAAACAACTGGTTCTTCAACGAATCAAAGTTACCCAATTGGTTCAGCACTGCTTCAATAGGTGAGCTATCAGCTCGAATGGTTATCGCAAAAGCCATAAATACCTCACTTCATGCTGGGCATTTGATCCAGAATAGAATCTCCAAATACACCACCGGTATATGAAGTACCGACTGGCGCCGTTGAAGGTCGTCCTTTAGGTTGGTCATCCACGATCTGGTTTGTTACAGGCAATTGGATCTGCAAGTGTGCTTTGTTGTCAGCAACACGCTTAAGGAAAGAAATTGCATCCTCATAGCGCTGTCGAACCTCTTCGGTTGGTTGCTGAAAGTAAAGGCGATAACGTGCAATATCACACGTCATACGCTTTAAATTACTCGGCACATTAGGCAGCGGCAAAGGATAACGACCGCCGATGTGACCGTTAATTTCCTCTGTTGCATCCTGAATTGCATCCTGGACAGATGATTGAGAAGGAAGCATCGTTTTCAGATTTTCAATCTCATCGCCAAATCGTGCGACCAAATCTGATTCAGTCGCATACATAGATCACCTACTTGGTTTCGTCTGCAGGCTTGGCATCTGCTTTAGGTTTTGTAGCAGGCTTGGCCTTTTCAAGATCAGCCACCTTTGCTTTTAGCTCAGCAATTTCCTGATCAGCTTTGGCTTTGTCATCTGCTAAGGTTTTATTTACTGCAGTCAGCTCGGCATTGGCCTTTTCAAGTTCAGCCAAACGTGCAGCGGTATTGTCTGCTTCTGGCTCTTCCGGCTCCTGATATTCTTCAACAGCCCCAGATGCTAAAAGGGCCTGAAGTTGTTTAGCTTCAAGCCCTTTGATTTCATCACCTGGCATAAAGTGCCCGATGGATTGTTTTGCTGTGTACTTTGGCATGTCTTGCTCCTTATAGGGTGATAAAGCCAGTACCACCGACGACACCATTCTTGTTAGACGGCACAACCAGTGGAGCAGATTCAGTCATCAGCATGATGCCGCTTGGATCTTCACAGTACCACTGACGGTCAAAGTACTGTTGAGCAACGCCCTTGGCCAGCATGTTCTTGCTCTTACAGTGAGCAACCGAACCATTGGTATCCGAGATTAGTGAGAAGTAATCTTTAGGAATAAAACGATTCACCTTACCCTTGTTGCGGTAAGTTGCGTCATATACCCAGAATTCGATTCCATCAAAAGTACCTTTGAAGGTCGCTGATTCCTTAACACCAAAACTTGGATTCACTGGAACAGAAATACCGGCATACGGCGTGATGAATTCTTTCTTAAATTCTTCATTGTTCCAGAGAGCTGCCCAAACCAAGCCAGACATAATAGACAGCTTGGCTTCACCACCATCAGCCGCCAATTGACGTTCAAGCATGGTGCGGATATCCGTTACCGGCTTGGCACCCGCTTCATTCCATTTGACCAACGGCGTATATGTCAAAGACGCATCACGACGGTAATCCACCAGGTTGTATTCATAATCATCGGAGTGAAGCGCGTATTTACCATTTTTCAGTAAATCAATTGCCATCATGAGGACCGAGTTATCAATCGCATCATGGTTACGCTTCATTACCGAGATCTGAGCAATGATCATTTGCTCTTGCTCAGACAATCGCTGGTTACCAGTTGAGATGATGCCTGCGGTACGTAAACGTTCCAGCAAGGCAATTTCAAAAGTTTCAGCCGGAGTGACCTGATTTTTTGGCTTGTAGTAAGCCGGTTTAACATGGCGTACTTCACCAGATTGGGTGGTATCAAATGGCTTACCAGGCTGTTGCGGAGATACCAGTGGTGCCAGATCATGTTCGGCAGATACTTCAGCCAAAGGTACATCATCACGGGTGAATAACGGGCGATTTGGGAAAAGCTTGTCTAAAAGCCAGGTATCCATCGGACGGTAATTCGAGTGAATCAGTGCGAGTTCACCCACATCAAGAAGATCGAGCGGAGTGCCCTCAAGATTAAAAGACTGTGGCATGTTAATTACACCTTAGAAAGTTCGATTTTGTTTTTAGTTGCCTGTGCACGCGCTGCGTCATATTGAGCAGTTGTAAGCAAGGTTCCATTTACAGATACAGCTTCAATACTGAACACTCCGCCGTAATACACTGGAATTTCGATTCCATTAGCGGCCTTGATTGTGGCTTCTGCAGCCGACACATCCTGACCGCAGATTACATCCCATGTTTTTTCATCAGTGGCATGAGCCAGCACATTGGTATCTGACAGCGTTAATAGATCACCGTATTTAAATGCTGTGGCGGTTGGCACCTTGGCATTAGCACGACGTAATTTTTCATTGTCCAGGATCAGCCGTTTTGATGTGACTGAAATAGGCGGTACATAGTGAATAGCCATGAATTATTTCCCCTTTTGTTCTGCAAATGCTTGTGCACCAGAAGTGAATTTGTGAGTGTCGGTATTATTCGACTGGCCACCTTGCCCCGGATTAGCTTGGTGGCTAAACAGGTGAGCAAATGCTGGATTCACACTTGGTGTTTGTTGTGCCTGTGGTGTAGCTGGCGGCTGTTGGCTACCTGCCGAGAACTGACGAAGTTGCTTAGCCGTGAAGGCAAAAACTGAATCGTCCATATTGGTATAAGCTGTTTTATCTTCAGCACTAAACTGTGTTTTCAGCTCAGTTTCTAAAGCTGCAATTTCATCAGCACGCTTTTGTGCTTTGAATTGCTTAAGTTCAGCTAGGGCATCATCACGTTCACGCTCTGCCTGCTCTTTGGCCTGTTGTGCTTTTTCTAATTCGGTCACGTTGGTGTCCTCTTTGGTTGGGTTTGGATTGGCTTTGCCCGAGAAGGCTTTAATTGATGTGTTGCGATCAGCACCAGTCGAGCAGATCGTAAATTCACGAATACGGTTTTGACGGAAGATGGTGATTGGGCCTTCAAACGACTGACCATTTACAGTGACCGTTTTGCCTTGAGACACTTCTTCAATCGATCCCGGATCAATCATCATCGACATCTGGAACGGGAAACCGTCATCAGAGTCCTGGACAATTTCCTGTGCTTTGGCGTTTGTAAGGAAATCACCTGATACATCAATCTTTCCGTTTGTATCCACGGTTTGAACGACACCAATTCGACTTGAGCCGAAGTGTTCTTCAAGTAAGGCTGTCGGCTTATCAATCTCAATTCCATCAAGATCAAAGACCACACCGGAGCGCCCCCAATACCAGTGACCATCTACACGACCACCGGCATAAGCAGTGCCTTTAAATTTCCGTTTCTGCCCTTCCTCGGCTTTGGGTACCTCAATCGCAGAGGCATTAAATAAATACTTCAGCCGCTCTTCATTTGGATCTGGCATTTTTCATGCTCCATAAAAAAAGGCACCTATAAGGCGCCTTGATATAAACTTTTAATTAGGATTAACTCTTATCTTTACCAAATGCATATCCTAATGCCAGAGTGATAATTGGAGTAAATACCGTCCAAACACTCATAATAAATCTTTGCAAAGGTTCAATTTGCTCATTTGCTTCATTTGCATAAACTATAAGTAAGCCAATTGCTAATAATATGCTTATAGTTCCAGCAGATACGAAAGAATATTTTATAGTTGACCATATTATTGAATGCTTTGCATCATCTCCGCGCCCTATGTGCTCTGTGATTTTCCCTATCAAAGGGGCTGTGGTTCTTTCACTATTCTCTTCAGAACTAGGATTAGTATTGAGTTTAAATTCAATTTTTGTATTGTCACTCATGAATTACTCTCCACGAGTCAATAAAGTATATGTAAAGCTCCTCTTATCCCCGATTAAATGTGTAACAAAGGTGAAGTAAACTTCCTTGTTTCTTAAAGTACCAAATTTAGTTGGCTCAAGAATACCTGTACCAAGAGGGTTGTTAAAATTTTTTAACACTAATTTAATATGTAAATCAGAAGGTTGTGTATGGGATATTATAGGCTTATCTGCATTATCATCCCCCTCAAATACAAATTCGAGTGTTAGCTCAGATATATTGATTTTTACGCCTGTTTTTAAATCTGGTAAGTGAAGCGTTTCCGATTTAAAGACAAGATATTCTCCAACGTAAGTTCTTACTGAAAACGTTTGCGTTATACTCATTTTTAATCACTATAATGATATGAATCCTAAACCATTATATCCAAGTAAAACTTAACTTTTCAAAATAGTTAGTGTATAAACCATCTGTCCTTCAACTGTTTCGATCGAAACTACTTCAAATGACAATCCCATCGGCATCAGCACGCCGTTTCCAGCATTCAGCATATCCAGATCGATACCTAAGCCTTTAGCATTTTCAATCTTAATTACGATGTCACCACCACTTTCAGCCATCAGCAACGGCGCATTCAATTGAACTGTTTGACCAACTTGATATGCAGCAACTTGATTAAGAGTCGCAGCCCCTAACACGGTTGAAGCTGTATTACTTGCCACAGCCTGAATAGCTGCCATATCAGCACTAAGCCAGCGCTTAAGTACATCATCAGCCAGTGAGCTTGTAGCGGAGTTTAAGTAGCTACTTATTGCAGCATCATTTCCTT